CCGCCGTGTGCGTGCTCGCAATAGCAGACCGCGGGGGCGATGTCGCCGCAGTGACCCTCACGCGCGAGCGAGCCGCCGAGCTGCGCGACCGGCTCGGCGCATGGCTCGAGGCGGGCGCGTGATCGCCGCCGTCGCCCGCGTCCTGAGCCGGCACACCGGCCGCGGTCGCCACGCCCCGCGCATCGTCGCCCGGCGCCGGCACCCCGCCGGGAGCCGCCTCGAGCACTCCGCGCCCGCCGGGGGCGACCGATGAGCCGTCGATACGGGCGCTGCGGCGCCTGCGGGCGAGTCGTGCGCCTGCGCGCCGAGGGGCGCCTGCTCGTCGGGTGGCACGAGCTCGCCCACACCCGCCGCCGGATCGCCGACTGCCTCGGCGTCGGCACACTGCCAGCCGAAGGGGCACAGTCATGAGCCGCCCGATCATTCTCGACCTGTTCGCGGGCCCCGGGGGGTGGGACGAGGGCGTCCGCGACCTCGGACTCGCGCCGGTCGGCGTCGAATGGGACGCCGACGCCTGCGCGACCGCCGAGGCCGCCGGGCACTTCCGGGCCCGGGGCGATGTCTCGTACTTCGAGCCCCTCGCGTTCGGCGACGTCGCCGGGCTCATCGCGAGCCCCCCGTGCCAGGGGTTTAGTACTGCCGGAAGCGGGCGCGGACGCGACGACGCCCTGCTGATCCTCGCGGCACTCGAGGCCGTGAGGCATCGTCGCGACCTTGAGCGGGAGGTGCTCAAGCTGCACGAGCACATGACCGACGACCGCTCGCTGCTCGCCCTCGAGCCGCTGCGCTACGCCCTCGGGCTGCTGCCGGGGTGGCTGGCGTGGGAACAGGTGCCCGCCGTCCTGCCGCTGTGGGAGTGGTGCGCCACGGTCCTGCGCCGCCTCGGGTACACCGTCGCGACCGGCATCGTCAACGCCGAGCAGCATGGCGTACCGCAGACCCGCCGGAGGGCGATCCTCGTCGCCCGCTCGGCGCACATGACACAACAGCTCGGGCCCGCCGCCCTCCCGGCGCCGACCCATTCGCGCTACCACACCCGCACGCCGGCCAGGCTTGACCCGGTCGTCCTCCCGTGGGTGAGCATCGCGCAGGCGCTCGGGTGGTCTGCGGGCGACAGGTCGCACATCACCATGAACGCCGCCGGGGCGACGGGGCTCGCCCCCCGCGGGGCCAATCAGCCCTCGGCGACGATCACCGGGCGGGGAACGGCGGCATGGGTGCTCGCGACAGGCACGCGCCCCGAGTCGACCATGAGGCGCGACGATCAGCCCGCCCCCGGGCTCGCGTTCGGCAAGGACGCCGCCTCGCACGTCTGGGTTCCCCCAGGATTGACCTCCGCTGATATCCCCGCCGCGAAGCGCAACGGGCACGCCCGACGGCTCGCTGTCGCCGAGGCGGCGGTGCTGCAATCGTTCCCGGTCGACTACCCGTGGCAGGGCAACACGACAGCGCAGTACCGGCAGGTCGGCGACGCTGTCCCGCCGCTGCTCGCCCGCGCGATCGTCGCCGAGGTGGCCGGAATCGCCCTGGTGGTCGATGACCTCGAGGCGGCGTCCTGAGCGCCCGCCACACTCAGCGGCACCGAGCCGCCACTATCGGCCCCACCACTTCCGAGACCAGGAGACCCCCCATGAGACGACCCCTGACCGTCCTGCTCGCCCTCGTGTTCGCCGTGCTCGTCCCGACCGCGGCGCTCGCGTTCCCGTTCGACGGCGAGACCTGGGACGCGAGCGAGCCCCCGAACCGTCGGATCATGCTCGTCGGCGACAGCGTTACCGCGCAGTCCGGGCCCGCCGCGATCGCCCTCGGCGAACAGCGTGAGCACGCCGTCAAGGTGTGGGCGATCTCGGGCGGCACCCCGTGCGACTTCACCGCCGGCTACGGCGGCGAGGCGTCCACGTTCGACGCGCAGGCCGTCGCGTTCGCGTTCGTCGGCAACGCCGCGAGAGAGTGCGTCGAAACCGAGCTCGGATGGGCCGTCGACTGCTGCCTCACGTCCGCCGAGGTGGCGCAGGTGGTCGCCGTGTACCGCAAGCACCTCACGACCATGATCAACTGGAACAACACGATGGGCGTCGAGAGCTGGCTGATCGCGAGCCCGATGATGGCGGCGGGCACGTTTCACGGGCAACTCACCGCGCAGCTCAATGCCATGTACAGCGACCTCGCGACCGCGACCGGGGCGAGGTACACCGCGGCGGCGCGATCGCTGCTCAGCCCCGGCGGCGCCTACACGGCGACCGTCGGCGGGCTGCCCGTGAGGCACCCCGACGGCACGCACCTGCGGGCGCCGTACGGGACGACGCTGCACGCGACGGGGCTGCTGTCCGGGCCCATGACGAACAACCAGTGACCGCGACCCTGTGCATCGTGTTCGGGTGCCCGACCCGCCCGCGCCCCGGGTACCCGACGTGCGGCCGGCACGCAGAGATCCGGGCGCCGGGGCCACCCTGCCCCGACGGGCACGGCGAGCTCGCGTTCGTCGTCGTCTCGACGGTGCACCTCGGCGGCACCCTGTCGCTGATGTACGCGTGCCCGTCATGCGACTACGTGACGCACGTCAACCACCCCCCGACGCCCGAACCGTCACAGTGACGAAACGCCGCCCGTGCCCGCGCACGGGCGGCGTTGTCACTACCCCGTGGCACTGTGTCACCGACCCGCCATTGACACCCCTGGGAGCTGTCCGCCGTGATCCCCGAGCCCTTCACCCTCGAGCGCATCGACGTCGACTGGACCCGCCACAAGCGGACCAAGGCGCCGAAGATCCTCCCCCCGCTCGGCGGCGAGGTGTGGCGCACCCCGGGCGGGCGGAAGCAGCAGGGCCGCTACTACACCCGCACCACGACCCTCGCGAAGACGATCGAGGACTCGTACGCACTGAACGGATGGCGCCTGCACCGCGCGCTCGTCGGCATCGGACAGCGCCCCGACTACCAGGCCGCTGCCGCCGCGCTCACCATCGAGGACTACGACCGCGACGCCCGCGAGGAACTCGCACAGGCGTGCATCGAGGCGTCGGGCCCGAGCGCCGCGCTCATCGGCACGATGCTGCACACGTTCACCGAGCGCGTCGACCGCGGCGAGCCCCTCGGGTTCGTGCCCGAGCCGTACCGCGAGCTCATCGAGGCGTGGCGCCGCATCACCGCCCCGCTGCGGTTCATGTACCGCGAGGTGCGCACCGTGAACGATGCGCTCGAGTGCGCCGGCACCCCCGACGCGTTCGGGCTGTGCGAGCTGCCCGACCCCGACGGGGTCGTCGACGAGGTCCGGGTGATCGACCTCAAGAGCGGCAAGATCAAGTACCCCGGCTCGATGAGCTGTCAGCTCTACCTCTATGCCGCTGACGACACGTGCCTGTACGACCCCGAGACCGGCGAGCGGCGTGAGCTCAAGGTCAACACGCGGTGGGGGCTGATCGCGCACCTCAAGAGCGACGCCGCCGAGCCGCCGGGGCTGTACTGGCTCAACCTCGAGCACGGGCGCCGCGGTGTCGAGCTCGCCCGCCCCGTGCGCGAGTGGCGGGCGGTGAAGCCCGAGGACATTCTGCGCCCGGCGCTCGTGGAGGCGGTCGTGCCCGCCACGCCTGCGCTCGACGACGCGCTCGACGACATCACCGACCGCCTCAACGGCGTGCGGGTCGACCCGCCGAGCCGGACGCTCGCCGACACGCCGACCGGTCCCGTCGAGGTGCCCGCCACGTACGCGCGCACCGAGGCGTTCGCGCTGCTCGAGGCGATCGAGCAGTGCATCACCGACCGCGACCTCGAGCTGCTGTGGACGACCGCCGGCAACCTGTGGACCGACGAACACCGGGCCCGCGCCGCCGAGGTGATGCGCGACCTCAAGGCGCGCCGCAACCTCGAGCGCCCGCGGGCGGCGCTCGTCGCCGCACTGCGGGTCGCCGACGCCGGCCGACTGCGGGCCCTGTGGACGGAGCACGGCGGCACGCCGCTGTGGACCGACGAGCACACCGCCGCCGCGGGGGCCCGGTTCACCGAGCTCGAGGCACCGGCGGCGTGATGCTCACGGTTTGGTCACGACATCGCGCGACACGCCGCGACAGCACCCCCAAGAATGGGGGTGGCCCGCGATACTCTCAGCAACGCCCCGGGCACGGCCGGTGAGACCCAGAACACACCGGCCGTCGATCCACACCCCCTGAGAGAAAGGCCCCACCCATGTTCGACTCACCGGACGCCGGCAGCGGCGACCTGTTCACCAACGCCGACCACGTCGGCGACCTGCTCGTGATCAAGGTCGACCGCACCGAGCTCGGCGTGCAGACCGAGAACGGGCCCGCCGACGTGATCCGCGCCGACGTGAGCGTGATCAACCGCGACGGCACCATCGGCGACACGTACGTCGACGCGATGCTGTTCGGCAAGGTGCTGTTCGGGCAGCTCAAGCGCAAGGCCGGGCGCACCGTCGTCGGCGTGTTTCAGGGCGAGCCGGGCGTCAAGCGCAACGGCAAGAGCGTGCCCTACACCCTCGACGCCGCCACGCCCGAGCAGAACGAGCTCGCCGTTCGTGCCATGACCAGCGCCCCCGAACCGGCAACTGCTGCCGTCGGTGGCGGCAGCGACGCGCCGCCCTGGGAGCGCAGCTAGGCGTTACGGGTGGTCACCGGCCACAATCGGTCGGTGACCACCCGCCGCCCCGTGGGCCCCCAGTGATCGACGGGCCCACCGTCGAGGCGGTGATGGGAGCGGGCACGTCCGCCGGGACATTCGTGCTCGTGCTCATCCTGCTGCTACGCCGCCCCCCGGCGGTCGCCACGCTCGACGAATCCGTCGAGCGATGGATCGGCCGCCTCGAGAAAGCGTTCGACGAGGGGCAGCGCCGCGAGCTCGCCCGTGAGCGCCTCGACGCCGAGCACCGCGCCTGGGATCAGGGCGTACTACTCGCCGTCGCGCTCGGCACGGACGCCGACGACATCAGGCGGCGCATCGAGGCGCTCGGACCGCCACCCCGCCTTACCCCCGACCCGGCCGAATGGCTCGACGTCGAGGCCCGGCGGTTCGCCCGTCGCTCCGCCGCACCCATCGCCCCCGACACCCGACCGCAGCAGCAGACAGGAGCACACCGCCGTGGCTGATCACGCCGAGCCGACCGAGGGACTCATCGCGAGGTGGCGCGAGCTCTCGCCCGTTCGCCTCGCCCTGTACCCCGTCCTGCTCGCCGTCGTCGCCCTGCTCGTCGGGTACGGCGTGATCGACGGCGAGCGCGCCGCCCTGTGGATCGCCGCCGGGACGGCGCTGCTCGGCATCAGCGGTGTCGAGGCCGCCCGCAAGGTCGCATGGTCGCCGGCCACGGTCACCCGGCTCAACGCCGAGTGGACGCGCGAAGCCACCGAGTGGCAGGCGCACTCTGTCGACGAGTACGCCCGCGGCGCCCGTGACGCCCTGCACGCGACCCCCGACGCGAACGGTGCCCGCTGCCGCGATATCCGCGGCGGGTCACGCTGCCTGCTCGAGCTCGGACACGAGGGGGTGCACCTGATCCCGACGAACTAGTCGCCCGGCGGCGACCACCGGGCCCCGGTCGCCGCACAACGCACGCACCCCCTGGGAGAACGACACGCCATGACCGACACGACACCAACACCCCTCGACCACGACAACGCCGCCGCGTTCTCGCGCACCGTCGCCCCCCTCGAGCCTTGGCAGCGTGAACGCCTCGCCGAGCTGCTCGCCGCCGCCCGTGCCGAGGGGCGCCGCGAGGGGCTCGACCTCGCCGCCGATCGCCTGCGCTTGTGGGCGAGCACCCTCGAGGGGATCAACCCTGACGGCATCGCACAGGTGTGCCCCCTCGCTCGCCATGACGACGGGCCCGTGATCGAGTCCACCCCGAACAGCCGCCCATTCCTGTCTCGCCGCGACGACGCCCGATGAGCGCCCCCGTCGTCACCCCCGACCTGTACCTGCACGCCCTCGAGCTCGGCGACGACGAGCTCGCCGAGTGGTACGCCGAGCAGCTCGACCGCGAGACCGCGCAGGCTGCCGCGTGGTACGCCCGCCCCGACGCCCTGCTGCGGTCGGCGCTGCACTACGTCGCCCGCTACGGGCTGCACGTGTTCCCCCTGTCCCCCGGCTCGAAGATCCCGCTGTCGAAGCGCCTCACCTGCTGCTACGGGTCGCATCGCAAGGGCGGGTTCCTCGACGCCAGTGACCACCCCGACGCCGTGCGCACATGGTGGGCCGAGCACCCGACGGCGAACCTCGGCATCGCGACCGGGCATCGGGTCGACGTGATCGACCAGGACGGGCCGACGGGTGCCCGTCACTACGCCCGGGGCGAGTGGCCGGCCGTGCTCGGCGTCGTCACCACCGTCCGCGACGGCGGGGTACACCGTTACATCGCCGCCACGGGTGAGGGCAACGGCGCCGGGATCGTCGACGGCATCGACTTCCGCGGCATCGGCGGGTACGTCGTCGCCCCGCCGAGCGTCATCGACGGCAAGCGGTATGCCTGGGTGCGCCCGCTCGAGCTCGGGCCGGTCGCGTGATGGCCCACGTCATTCCGGCCGACGCCGTGATCATCACCGGCACCGTTCACACGATCGTGGGGGAGAGAACCACAGTGCAGCGCCACGAGCCCGACCCGTACCCGGCGACCGGCGAGCCGACCATCAGCGAGGCGGCGAACCTGCTCGCGAAGATCCTCGCCTCGGGCGCGGTCGCCCGGCTCGACCTCATGCACGACGCCCTCACGATCGCGCACCGCCGTGGGCGCGCCGCCGAGCGGGCCGAGGTGAAGACCCTCGCCCGCGAGCACGTCGAGGCGTTCGCTGCCGCCGTCACCGCCCGCAGCGACGCCGAGTTTCGTCGCGACGCTCGCCCGTGGTACGAGCAGTGAGCGCCGCTGAGCAGCTCGTCGAGCTGTCGCAGTGGGTCGACGCGCACCTCACTGACCGCGACCCCGAGGCGGTGCTGTGGGGGCGTGTGGCGAAGGTCGGCGAGGAACACGGCGAGGTGATCGCCGCACTCATCGGGGCGACCGGACAGAACCCCCGCAAGGGGCGCACGCACGGGCTCGGCGATGTTGTCGCCGAGCTGCTCGACACCGCGATCGCGGCGCTTGCCGCGGTCGAGCACATCGACGGGCACCGCGGCAGGTCGATCGAGCTGCTCGAGGCGAAGATCGCCCGGGTGCGCTGTCGGGCACTCGGGGCGCAGCAGTGACCGAACCGGGCGGGGTCAACTACCTCGAGGCGTGGCGGGCGAAGCGGTCGACCGCCCCCGAGGTCGGCATGGTGGCGCCGGCCACGCGCCCGAGCGGCCGCGAGGCGTACGGGGCGGCGATCCTCGACGGCGAGGTCGAGCGGGTCCGCACCGCCACCCAGGGGCAGCGGAACGCCACGCTCAACGTCGCCGCGGTGAAGTGCGGGCGGGCCATCGCGGGCGGGCACATGGATGAGGACGCCGCCCGCGCCGCCCTGATGAACGCGTCCCTGTCGATCGGGCTCACCCGCACCGAGGCGACGAAGACGATCAAGAGCGGGTTCCGCTACGGGATGCAGCACCCCCGGGACGCCGACGCCACCCCGCGGCCGCTCAACCTCGACGCGCCCGAGCCGACCGACATCACCGACGCCCTGCCCCCGGCGCCGCCGGTCGAGCCCGTGCCCGTCGTCGTCGAGAAACCGAAGCCGAACATCGAGGGGTACCTGCGGCCGGGGTCGTTCCTGCTCGACCTGCCCGCCAATCCCCCGGCCGTGTGGGGCGACGGCGAACAGGTGCTATGGGCGCAGGGCGAGGCGCTCATGGTCGCTGCGCTGCCCGGGCTCGGGAAGACGACGATCGCCGGGCAGCTCGTGCGGGCCCGGATGGGGCTCGACTCGAAGGTGCTCGACCTCGACGTGCTGCCGGGCAAGCGGGTGCTGTACCTGTGCATGGACCGGCCGCAGCAGATCGGGCGGTCACTGCTGCGCTCGTTCAGCCGTGACGAGCTCGAGCAGTACGCGAGCCCGGGCGGTCGACTCGTGCTCGGGTGGGGCCCGCCGCCCGCCGACGTGGCCCGTAACCCCGAGCTGCTCGCCGACCTGTGCGCCTCGGCGGGCGCCGACACCCTCGTCGTCGACTCGCTCAAGGATGCCGCGATGGGGCTCACCGATGACGAGGTCGGCGCCGGGTACAACCGGGCCCGGCAGCTCGCCATCACTGCCGGCGTCGAGGTGCTCGAGCTCCACCACCTCGTGAAGCGTGGCGCCGACGGCAGGCCGCCCTCGAGCCTGGCCGACGTGTACGGGTCGGCGTGGCTCACCGCGGGCGCGGGATCGGTCATCGTGCTCGTCGGCGAGCCCGGCGACCCGATCGTCAAGGCACACCACCTCAAGCAGCCCCGCGAGCCGTGGGGGCCGCAGTGGCTCGCCCACGACCACCCCGCAGGCCGGACGACGGTGCACAACCGGGTCGACCTGCTCGAGCTGCTCGCGATGACGCAGGTGCAGACCGCGGCGAGCACGGCGCGGGCCCTATACGAGACCGAGACGCCGAGCCGGGCGCAGGCCGAGAAAGCTCGACGACTGCTCGAGGGGCTCGTGCGCAAGGGGCTCGCCTACACCACCCCGGGCAAGCCCGGCGGCGGCGAGGGATCGAGCGCGACCAAGTATCACCCGCTGACACGCCCCGTGTCGGCGTTCGACGAGCCCGAGGAAGGCGAGCGATGATCCCGACGTTCCGCATCGACGAGACGATCAAGTACGACCGCGAGCTCGGCGAGGTGCAGGTGCTCGTCGACGGCGCGGTGCGCGAGACGATGCACGTGCGCACGGCGCTCGCCGAGGGCGTACTGCTCGAGGCGATCGTCGGCGAGCTCAGGCGCCGCGGGTACGCCGTCACCCCGCCCCCGGCCGGGCAGCGACCGCAGGCCGTGACCGAGGACTACGCGGACGATTACGAGACGCTTCGCGACCTTGTGATCGACCTGCTCAACCCGCCCGACGGCGACGATGGCGAAGCGTTCATCCTCTCGAACGCGATCACCGCCGCTGCTCGGTTCGTCGATGAGCAGCCGTGCGCCTGCACTCCCGAGCGGATCGAGGACTGCGACCCGTGCCGCCGATGCTCGATCCTTGGCCGTCTCGGGAACACGCGGGTCGAGCGATGACCGCCGACGTGACCGATCCCCGCTTCCGCGACCAGCTCGCCGAGGCGTTGGTGAAGTTGTGGGCCGATGACGTGGAGGAGGACGTCGAGACGGTCCAGAGCATCCCGGGCATCGACTCGACGCTCACTGCGTACCTCGACGCCCTCCTCCCGCTGATCGCCGCCGAGGTGGAGGCCCGTGTCCAGGCCGCCGCGATGCCCGCGAGCCCGGCGGAGGAAGCCGTCAAGCGGGTCGAGGTGCTGCACACGGCCGGTGCCCACGGCATGTGCGGCGGATGCGGCTGGACTTTCCCCTGCCCCACCCGCGCCGCCTTGGTCGGGCAGCACACCACCGACGAGGAGGCTGTCGTCAAGCGGGTCGAGGCGCTGCACCGGCCGATGGTCAACACCCCCGGGCGCGTGCCCGCCTGCCCGGACTGCCTCGGCGGCATTCACGCGGACGACCCCGACGAGGCTCGCTCGTGCGGCTGCTGGGGGTTGTCCGCGCCGGTCTGCTCGTCGTGCGCCGACAGGGACGGGCCCCGCCTCCACCCGGCGCAATGGCCCTGCCCGACCGCCGCCGCTCTCGCCTCTCCCGCGCCTGCCCCGCACGCCGAGGAGCCGTGTTCCGCGCCGTCCTACGGCGCCAACACCCCGTGCGTCCTGCCCGACGGCCACGCGGGCGGCTGTCTCCGATGACCGCCGCCCTATAACGACACGCCACGACATCACCGACGGTCGCCACCGTCGGTGGTGTCGTGCATTCTGTGACCGTCACACACTGCACCCCGGGAGGAACAGACAGTGAGACTCACCTCGATCCCACCATGGCTGTTGCATCGCGTCCGCGACAGCGCCGCCTACCTGCACGACCTCGCGAGCCTCGGGCTCGCCCTGCTGTGCCCCTGCGACGACGACCACGGGCGCACCCTGCGCGAGCTCGGGCCCGACGAGTACGAGCCCGCTGCGGTGGCGGCATGAGCCCCGTCGAGTGCCGGGTCAACGTCCGCCGCGAGCCGTCGTCGGGGCGGTGGCGGGCCGAGCTCGTCACCCCGCCCGGCGAGACCCTCGGCGACGTGATCGTCGGCCGCTTCGACTCGATGCCCGAGGCCGTGCGCACGGGCATCACCGCCGCACGGTTCGTTGCCGCCGGCGTCCCGTGGCGGGCCGAGCAGTGAGCCGGGCCAACACCGACCGCGGCAAGGAAACCGAGCGCATCGCCGTCAAGGGGCTGCGCGGGCTCGGATTCCCCAACGCCGAGCGCGTCGTGCGCACCGGGTACCGGGTGACCGACCGCGAGCTGCCCGACCAGGGCGACATCGACGGCACGCCCGGCCTCGCCTGGCAGGTCAAGAGCCTGCGGCCGGCCACGCGTGCCGAGGCCGCGGTGCCCGGGTGGATGGTCGAGACCGAGCAGCAGCGGGTCGCCGCCGGGGCGACCGTCGGCGTGCTCATCGTGCGCCGCGACGGCTGCCTGCCTGCGCGGTGGTGGGCGTTCCTACCCGCCGTCGACCTCTACGGGCTCGCCGACGGGTTCACCGGCAACAGCACCCCCGCGCCGCTGCGCCACGTCGACCAGGGCGGCGACGTCGAGGATCGGGTGCGCATCCCGCTCATGCCCGTGCGGTTCGAGCTCGCCGACCTGTGCCTGCTGCTGCGCTCGGCAGGGTTCGGCGAGCCCCTCAACGAATCCGAGGGGGCGGCGTGAAGTACCTCGTTCGCGGCTACTACGCCGACGACGTTCAGCCACCGAAGGTCCCCGGCGAGCTGGCGATCGAGGTCGGCTGCAACAACGAGTCGACCCGGGACATGGAATTGCGCGTCTTCGCCGTGCGCCCCGACATCGGCGAGGTCGACGTGATCGGGCGGGGTGCAGCGTGAGGCACCTCACCGCGGCCGACGCCGTGATGCTGCTGCCCCAGACCATCGACCATGAGCGGCTGTGCCAGGCGATCGCGTGGCTCGGCATCAGCCGCGACGTGATCCACACCATGACCGGCATGACGATCGAGCCCGATCGGGTCACGTTCGAGGTCGCCATCGACGGGCCCGGGCGGCGTCGGGTCACCGTCGAGGCGAGGGTGACCCCATGAGCGCGTACGCGTCGATACTGCTCGACCCCGATCGGGCGACCGCCGACGACGTGCTCGCCGTGCTCGAGCGCCTGCGCGCCAACTACCCGCCCGGCGCGGCGACCGAGCTCATCGTGCGCCCACCGGTGCCCGCGGCCTGGCGCGAGTGGTGGGGCGATGCGTACCTGCGGCTGACCGTTCGGTGCGCGGCATGAAGCCGACCGACTACCTCGGGCCGACGACGGCGCACCTCGAGTGCCGGGTCGCCGGGTGTGAGGCGGCGTTCGACGTGCCGATCATCTACCGCCTCGAGTACGAGACCACCCTGCCGGGGCTCGCCGACCTCGAGGGCGTCGAGCTCGGGCGCCCCCTGCGCTCATTGATGAACGTGAGCGTCGTGCTCGATGTTGATGCGACGCTCGCCGGCGAGTACCCGCTGCGGGCTCACCTCGACGGGCACGCGACGAACGGGGCGCCGCCGGTCGTCGAGCCGCCCGCGTGGCCCGAGGTCGAGTGGTGCGACGGCGGCGGGAGCTGCGAGCACGACGCGTGCCTCAGCTACGCCGACGAGGTCGCCCGCGACGAGACACGAGCCGCCGCCGACTGTGACGCCGACTGTGAGCGGTGCGGGGCATGAGCCGCAACCGATGGGGATGGGGTGGCGCGCTGCCCCCCGTCGAGCCGATCGACGGGCAGCTCGAGCTCGTGCCGCTCGACGACGACACCGAGCCGTACCACTGTGCGGCGTGCGGCGCCCTGTGCGACATGCGCGTCGGTGCCTGTGAATGCGGGCCCGGATGCCCCCTCCCGGCGGTCGACCGATGAGCCGGGCCGAGCAGCTCATCCCCGAGGGGTGGAAGCCGAAGACCGGCAGTGTCGTGCACGTCGAGGCGAGCAAGGATGAGCCCGCCCCGGCACACGGGACGTGGAAGATCGTGAGCGCCGCCCCCGGGTCGGGGGCGTGGTGGCTGCTGCCCGTCGACGACCGCGCCCGCGAGTGGCTGGCACGGTTCCCGGGGCAGCGGCACCCCGGCGGGTGCATCACCCGGGCGGGGCGTGTGCTCATCCCGAAGGGGTACCGCCGGGCACGCTCGAGCGACCTGAGCCCGGCGGCACTCGCCCGGATGGCGGGCGGTCGACGATGAGCGTCATTCCGCCCCTGTCGCGCACGCCCGGCAAGTACCCCCTGTGTCGCTGCGGGCACACCCGCGCCTCGCACGCCCCCCGCCGTCGACTCTGCTACGGCGGGTCGACGTGCGGGTGCTCGGCGTACGAGCCGGCCACGGTGGCGCGGTGCGGGCAGGGGCACCCGAAGCTCGCCCCCGGCAACGTGTGCCGCGAGCCCGCCGGGCACGACGGACAGCACATGGCTCACGACCACTACGGGCGCCCCGAGTACGTGTGGGGCGAGCGGTGAGCGGGTTCGTGCTCCCCGCCCCGACGCCGCCCGAGCCGGTGTCGCTCGAGGCGATCGTCGAGCTCATCGAGGCGTGCACCGTTCACATCGCCTGCCATCCCGACGGCGCCGATGCGCTGCGGGCCGAGGCGCTGCGCCGCGGGGTGGCGGTCGAGGTGCACCCGAGCCCGTATGTGCCCCCCGGCAAGGCGTACGTGTTCGACGCGAGCCTGCTCGAGCCCCGGGTCGCGTCGTGAGCGTCACAGGCTGGCCGGTGCGCCCGGGGTGGCGGTGCCGGCAGGGCTGGCACCGGTGGACCATCACGCACGTGCAGCCCACCGGTGCGCTGCTGGTGGGCTGGGACGGTAGCCCCGTGTACGACGTCCGGCGACAGTGTGCGCGCTGCCCGGCGAACACCTGGGAGACCACCACACGGCTGCCCCGGCGGGGTCGGGCGTGAACCCCGGGCAGGCGTTGCTCGGGCTGTCCCTGGCCGTGTCCCCCACCCTCGGCGCGTACGTCGCCGAGGCCGACGTGGCATGGCTCGTGATCGCGTGGCTGTGGCTGTGGCTGATCGCGCACCTCGCCCTGTCGGGGGACCGGCCGTGAGGGGCTGTCGCGCGTTCGCCGACGACCACAAGCCCGAGTGCATCATCGGGTCGACGCCGTGTGTGCTCGAGGCGCATCACGACGGCGAGCACCTGTTCGCGGCGGCACTCACGCCCCGCTCACGGGGGTCACGGCCACCCGTGACAGCCCCGTGCACGACCAGTCACGGGCACTCACGGGTGTTCGTAAACGCGCAGGTCAGGGGCTCGTCGACCAGTCACGGGTACGTGACCGGTCCCACCCCCTCACGCACTCACGGACCAGTCACGGACCAGGACATAACCGCAGGTCAGGGCAGTCACGGGTCAGTCACGGCAGTCACGCGCGGGAGCACTCACGGGTCCCCCCCCCTCCTTATAGGGGGGAACCCGGTGCAGGGCCCGTGAGCACCGACCACCGGCCGTGCCCCCGATGCAAGGTCGAGACCATCGCCGGACGCAGCGAGCGAGGGATCGACGTGGCCCTCGAGGTCGACCCCCTCGACGCCGAGGGGGAGCTGCTCGCGGCACTGGCCGGCATCAGCACCATGACCCATCACCAGGGGGCCGACGTGATCACGCACCGCTCGCCGTTCCAGATCAGGCACCAGCCCGCCGGCACCCGACCACGGACCACCGTGCACGCCCTGCACGACTGCACCGAGAGGAACCACCCGTGACCACCCCGACGACCTCGAGCGAGACCGATGACGAGCACGGCGTCATCGCCGCGGTGATCGAGGCGATGATGCGAGGTGGCAGTGATGGGCTGCCCATCCCCTGCGGGTGCGGTAACCCCCACCCCCGGGTAACCCGCCACTTGATCGACTACGACCCCGCCGCCTGGCGCCGACTGCGGGTGAGCGTGCTCAAGCGGGACAGCTACCGCTGCCAGGTACCCGACCCCGAGGGGCAGGGGGTGTGCGGTCGACCGGCGAACGTGGCCGGACACGTACTCGGACGGCGACTCGGCGGCTGCGACCGCAGCTCGAACCTGCGCGCGGAGTGCAAGCCGCACAGCGACAGCGACGGCGGCGTGCAAGGCAACGACGAGCGCGCGGCGATGGAGGTGGCACGGACGCTCGTCACGATGTCACGCTCTGTCACCGACCCCGGTTCTTTAGGGGGTGCTCGCCATATGCCCCCCGCGATGAACAAGGTCTCTCTCTCTGGGGGTGCCGGGGGTAAACGTGCAGGTCAGGGGCGAGGGGGCATGGACGCCCGTAGTGAACTGACCGGCGGTCGTGATGCTTCCGTGACATTGGACCCCGCACCCCTCACGGTGCGTAACACCCCCGGGCCCGACGATCCGGTGTGGGATGGAGCCCCGTGGCTGTCTGAGCTGCGGGAAGTCCCCTCGGACGCGGTCTGGCCGCGGTTCATGACGCTGCCGCACCCGAGGGCGGTCGGCACGTACGGGCCCGAGGTGGTCGCACTGTTCGCCCGGATGCACGCGCCCCGACAGCTCCGGTGGTGGCAACGGCTGGCGGCGTACCGGATCCTCGAGCACGACGCCGACGGGGTGCTCGTCTGGTCGGAATACATCGGCACGATCAGCCGACAGGGCGGGAAGTCGTGGCTGCTGCGGGTTCTGGCCCTGTGGCGGATGCTGCACGGGCCCGAGCGATGGGGCACGCAGACCGTGCTGCACACGGGGCGCGACCTCGGCATCGTGCGCGAGGTGCTCAAGCCCGCGCAGTCATGGGGCGAAGCGAACGGGCTCACGCCGTCGCGGAACAACCTCGAGCCGGGCCTATCGACGGCACCCCACATGGAGGGGTCGAGGTGGGTCATCAAGGCCAAGCACGCCGTTTACGGCGTCGCTGCCGGGAACGCGCTCGTTGATGAGGGGTGGGACGTTCCCGCGGTCGCGGTCGACGAGGGCATTGATCCGACGATGGTCGAGCAGGAGTCGCCGCAGCTCGGGCTCTGGTCGACCGCGCACCGCCTCGCAACGGCGCTCATGCTCGAGCGGCGGGCCGATGCGCTCGCTGAGCTGTTCGAGCCGGTCGCCCGACTACTGCTCGAGTGGTCGACGCCCGACGACATCGACCGCGGCGACCCCCGGGGGTGGCGGGCCGCCTCGCCGCACTGGTCGGCGGCGCGCGAGCGCATCGTCGCGAAGGCGTACGCGAAGGTGCTGCGGGGCGAGTCGCTCGACCCCGACGAGCCCGACCCGATCGCGAGCTTCGATGCGCAGTGGCTCAACCGTTGGCCGCGTCGCCTCGACCTCGAGGGGCGGGTGAAGGACGAGCCGTTCACCACCGACCAGGCGTGGCAGGCGTGTCTCGACCCCGACGCGTCGCCGGCCGACGACGCCGCGCTGTTCGTGGGCGTCGAGGACGACCGGGGCGAGGGGGCGGTCGCGGTCGCGGCGGCGCTCGCCACCGACGGGCGGGTCGTGATCGGCGGGCATCGGTTCGGCACCCGCCGTGAAGCGGTCGATTGGGCGCAGGACACCGCCGAGGCGGTCGACGACGCCGTGATGCTCGTCGGCGCCTCGCTGGTCGATGACACCGAGCTCGAGGGTGTCGAGGTGCCGATCGACCCCGCGGGGAGTGCTGAGACCCGCACGGCGCTGCCGCTGCTGCGCGAGCTCGTGCGATTGGGGCAGGTCGCGCACGACGGCGGGTCGGACGCGACACGCGCGGTGGTTACCGCTCGTGTTCGCCCCGCGCCGGGTGGTAATGGCATCCTGCTCACGGGCACCGAGTCGACCGCCCTGCTGCGCTGCCTGTCGTGGGTTGTGCAGCGGGCGCACCGCGACCGGGCATGAGAGGGGTTCAGGTGACAACGGGCGGCGGACACCCCGACGACGGCGGCAGGATCGAGCCGACGGCCGGGCCGAGTGCAGCGAGGCACCCCGCGACGACGGGGCTGCTGCGGTGGTTCGAGTACGGCCACCTTCCCGAGCACCTGCAAGTGGTGAGCCGGCCGATCGGCGAGCTCGCTCACGCGATGGTCGCCGAGCTGCCCGACGGGCCCGAGCTGTCGGCCGGGCTGCGGAAGCTGCTCGAGGCGAAAGACTGCCTCGTGCGCGCCGCCCTCGACGGCGTGCAGTCCCGCGAGGCGCTGCCGCGCTGCCCGCACCGTGTGCACTACGTCGGCGACCCCTACGGCAGCCGCGGGCGGTGGCTCGAGTGCTCGCTGCGCGACGGGCACGGGCCCGAGTCCGGTGCCCGGGTGCACCGCACCGCCGACGGGGCGACGTTCGAGTGAGCGAGATCGTCATCCGAGACCGCCGGCACACGGCGACCCGGGCGTTCCCCCGCGACCCGGGGCTCGCCGAGCCGAGCAACGGTGAGCCGAACACCGTCGGGCCCGACTCGCCGCCGACCACCTACGGCGCCGCCGAACCCGTGATCGTCGACGGCGACGCCCTCGCCGCCGCCTACCCGGGGCCGACACTGGTCCCGCAGACGTGGGCAGGGTTCCCGTCGCAGTGGCAGCCCGCGTGGAGCAACGGCGGGGGGCTCGGCGGCGCCGCCGGGTTCGGCGGAAAGGTGTCGACCGTATTCTCGTGCGTCGACCTGAACGCCCGCGCGCTCTCCTCGATGCCGTGCTCGATCACCGAGGCCGGCCGGCCGATCGACCCCGACCAGTACGGGTGGGTCGAGAACCCCGATCCGCGCCTGTACTCGACGTGGGGCGAGTTCATGACGCAGGCGGTCGCCTCGATCCTCACCCGCGGCGACCTGTACGTGCACGCAACGGCCTGGGATTACGACACGTTGCAGCCGACCCGGTTCATGGTGGTCGACCCCGATCAGGTGCAGTGCCAGTTCGGCGCCGACGGGCTGCGCGAGTACACGATCAACGGTGAGCCGGTGATGCCGTGGGAAATGCAGCACGTCCGGTACATGACCATCGCGGGGTGGCCGACGGGTCTCTCGCCGCTACAGGGCGCGATCGGCAACGTCCGCAGCGCCGGGGCCCTCGAGGGGTACGGCGCCGACCTCGCCGAGCGGGGCGGGGTGACGTGGGGCGTGCTCACGAGCGAGCAGCGCATCACCGACCGGCAGGCAGCCCTCGCACAGGGCCGGTTCGTTCAGGCGGCAGCACAGCGCCGGGGGGCCCCCGCGGTGCTCGGCAACGGGCTCAAGCTCGAGACGCTCACACTCTCGCCCCGCGATATGGCCCTGCTCGACCTGCGGGTGTTCGACGAGCAGCGCATCGCCGCCGCGTTCGGCGTGCCCCCGTTCCTGATCGGGCTCGAGCAGCCGGCCGGGCTCACCTACGCGAACGCGAACTCGCTGTTTGAGTTCCACTGGCGCGCGATGCTGCGCCCCCTCGGGCGGAAGATCACCGAGGCACTGTCGACGTGGGCACTCCCCCGCGGCCGGAAGCTGCACCTCAACTCGGGCGACTACGTGCAGCCCGCCCTCCCTGAGCGCACGAACGCCTACAAGGAGATGCACGCGGCCGGTGCGCTCACCCTCGACGAGTGGCGGGCGCTCGAGGGGCTGCCGCCACTCACCCCGGGCGAGCTCGCTGCCGCAGCGACCGCCAACCCCGCCGCCGGCACGGCGGTAACGCAGTGACGACAGGAGCCGCACCCGTGACCATCACCGCCCCCGAGGCGCTGCCCGTGCTCGGCGACGAGCTCGTGCGCTCGATCCCCGAGGCGCTGCGCGAGGTGAATCGGAAGGAAGGCATCGTCGAGGCGCTCATCGCCCCGTACATGACGCCGACGACGATCGTCGAGCCCTACGACGGGCGCATCGTCGAGTACCGCGAGCAGTTCGCCCGCGGATCGTTCGACCGGGCGAAGGCCGTCCCCCGCCGGGTGGCGCTCACCTACACGCACTCGCACCACATGCCCGACCGCATGGGGTACGGCATCGAGCTGCGCGACAGTGCCGAGGGCGCGGTGATGGTGTGGCAGCTCATGCGCGACACCCTCGACCGCTCGATCGAGCTGCTCGAGACCACGCACACGGGCATGAGCGTCACGTTCCGCTCGATCGCGCCGCGGTTCGTCACCCCCGATCGCGACGGCGCGCTCGTGACCCGCGAGGCGGTGCACCTGATCAGCGTCGCCGCCACCGATGACCCCGCGTACACCGACGCCCGGGTGCTCGCCCTGCGGGCCCGTGACGCTGAGCTCGAGGCCGAGCGGGTGGCGCAGGCGGCGAAGCGGGCGCAGTACGTCGACGGGCTGCTGTTCCTGCGGGCCCGGGGGCGCGACCTGTCCCCCGATCAGGCCGCGTACCTCGCAGAGCACGGACACCCCGCGCCATGACCGCCGCCCGCCGGCCGCACGTGAGCGTCACCACGGGCGGTCGGGCGCTCACCCCCGCGCGTCGGCGGGTGGTCGTCGCCGCCGCGGTGCTGCTCGAGGGCCCCGTGGTGTTCGCGCTGTTCGACCGGCTCGCGGGGTAGAGTCGCCGACGGCGTCCCGTGTCCCCGGGCGCCCTCGCTTACCGGGACCACTCGCCCCCGCAGCTCCCCCCGTGGCTGCGGGGGCGAGGTGCGTTCGGTGGCGTTCAGTCCTGAACACCCCCGAACGGGTGAGATGTCGCAAGATGTCGCGCCGTGTCGGGTTGAGTCGCGGGCCGAATGTGCCGATGATGAGGGCATGAACACCCCTGGGTACCGAATCGTCCGATGGTTTCAGCACTGGCGCCTGATCGACGGCGCGTTCTACCGCGACGCCCTCGCGATCCGCGAGAGCGACGGCACGCTGCGCGAGGTCTCCGTGCTCGACGAGGCGGGGGCGTCGCTGTGAGCGCCTTCGACGTGCAGCTCCGCAAGCTCGAGCGGGCGATGAACGCGACCCCCGACCAGCGGGCAGCCCTCGCCGAGCTCGCGATCGAGCTCGCCGCCGGGCCCCCCGCCCCCTGCCCCCGCTGCGGCGGCGCGATGGGCGACGGCGACCGGGTGACTGCGGGCGTGTGCGCGGTCTGCCGACGGGGGCACGGACGATGAGCGCCCTCGCCGACGGCCGGGCGCCGACGATCCTCACCCGACACGGCGCCCGCGCGAAGACCGACCGCTGCCGCAAGATCCTCGATCAGGGCTCGGCGCTGCTCGTCGAGCTGTTCCACGGTCGGGCACACGAGGCGCTCGGCTTCGAGTCGTGGCCGGCGTACACCGCCGCCGAGTTCGGCGACCTGCGGGGCATCCGCATCGAGGTGCCCGACCGCGTGCAGCTCGTCGTCGGGCTCACCCGCCCGCTCGCCGAGGGTGGGCAGGGCATGAGCCGCCGTCGCGTCGCCGACCACCTCGGCGTGAGTGTCGGCACCGTGCAGCACGACCTCGAGGTCGCGGGGGTGGTCGACCTCGCCGAGCGTCGGGCCCGTCGCGCGACCGACACGCCGCCCGCCGCCGAGCCCCCGCCGGCCACGAGCAAGCGCGATCGGGCGGTGCAGCTCGCCGGCGAGCAGGGTGCTCGAGGGCTCACCGCCCTCGAGCTCGCCGAGGTCACGGGCTGGACCGGCGGCAGCGCGACGGGCACGATGAGTGACCTCGACAGGCAGCGCCGCCTCACCCGCACGAGGCAGTACCGGCGGGGCTACGCGGCGTACGTGGTGCCCATTACCCCGGCGACCACGTAGCATCAGGGGCCGGCGATCCTTCCCAGGGGGAGCCCGCACCACACAGACAGCGCCACGACCCGCCCGGGGGTCGTGGCGCTGTCGCGTTTCCTGCCCGCGATGCCCTACCCTCACCCGTGACGCAGTGCGACACCCTCACCTCACACGGTGACCACCCCGCGAGCGTGACCCTCAACCCGTCACCGCCGCAGGAGGCATCCCACCGTGAGCACGAATGCACTGCTCGAGCGCACCGTCGCCGAGCGCGAGCAGCTCGTCACCCTGATCGAGGGCGTGACGACCGCCGCGTTCCAGGCCGAGCGCGACCTGTCCGACCAGGACCACGACACCATCAACCGGGCGCAGGACCGGATCGCGTTCCTCGACAAGCAGGCCGATCGCCTGTCGTTCGACACCGCGATCGGCGAGCGCACCCGCAACGCCCTCGCGACGAACGGTGTGAGCGCCGGCAGCCTGCCGAGCTCGTACCGCTCCGCGGGCGAGGCGCTGTTCGACCTGCTGCACATGGACCGCAAGGAATCCCGGCAGCGTCTCGAGCAGGAAATGCACCGCGCCGCGCAGCACATGGGCACCTCGGCGGCGAGCACCGTGCCCGTCGCGGGTGGTCTCGGCGCCCTCGTCGTGCGTCCGGTCGTCGGGCCCGTGATCGACTCCACCCCCGGCGGTCGCCCGTTCCTGACCGCCCTCGGCGTGATCCCGCTCGACACCCCGCTCGGGTTCTCCCGCCCGCGGGTCGTCGACCCGGTGACCCGCCCCGGCTCGGCGTCGTTCGGTGAGGCGCCGGCCACGCAGGCGCAGGAGAAGGCCGAGCTCGTCTCTCGGGCGTTCGACATCAAGCTCGACCCGATCGACACCGAGACCATCGGCGAGTACCTCAACATTTCGCAGAAGCTGCTCGCCCTGCCGATCCCGTCGCTCCAGATCATCCTGAACCAGTTCGCGAAGCGTCGGGCGATCAAGACCGAGCGCCGCGCGATCGCCGAGATCATGGGCTCGACGTCCGCCGTCGACCTCGCCCTCGTCCCCGCCGCCGACCAGACCGACGGCGAGAACGTGTGGCGCGCGACGTGGGAGGCCGCCGCCGAGGTCTACAAGCAGACCGGCGAGCTCCCGCAGTGGCTCGTCATGGGCCCCGAGGGCTGGCAGCGCATCGGCCAGTTGCTCGACAAGGCCGGGCGCCCGCTGTTCCCGGGGGTCGGCAACGCCGTCAACGCGATGGGGTCCGCCGACGCGACGTCGTTCACCGTGCAGGGCCCCGCCGGTCTGCGCGCGATCGTCACGCACGCGATCACGGGCCCCGAGCTCATCGTCGGCAACGCGTCCGGGCTCGAGGCGTACGAGTACTCGTACCCGATGCTCGAGGCGATCGAGCCGTCGGTGCTCGGCAAGCAGGTCGCGGTCGCGTCCGAGCTCGCGTTCTACCGGCCGGCCACCACCGACGCCGGGGGCGACGGGAATGGCGCCGTCGTCATCGCCCCGCCCGCGCCCGCCGGTCCCTGACCGATGAGCGCCCCGTTCGGCTACTACGAGCAGTCGTACCCCCCCGAGCTGTGGGAGACCCCTCAGCTCGTCGGGGCGACCGCCCGTAGCGCGAGCGAGGGCTTCGGCGCCGCCGAGACCGTGGGCCCCGTGCTCACGGTCTCGGCGGGCACGCCGGGCACCTACGAGCCCGACGTGCCCGCCGCCGAGCGCCCCCGCAACCTCGCCGAGCTCGCCGCGGTGCAGCTCGTCGATGCCGCCCCGTGGCCCAGGGGGTCGTACGTGCCCACCGGCACGAACGGCAAGCGGGCTCACTGGACCGGCACCGAATGGGCCCGCGGCGTGAGCCCCGGGTATCCCGAGCCTGTCGGCGACGAGCTCGTCGGCGACGGCACGGGCGAGGCGCTGCCCGAGGTCGACCCGTCGAGCTACCCGCCCGACGCCGTTGACCTCGAGGACAACCGGCCGTGACCTCACCCGTCGTGGTCGTCCCCGAGGCGGTCGCGGGTTCCTGGCACGACCAGGCGCCCGCGATCGCCTCGGCGGCGCTCGAGCAGCTCCGCCTCGCCGGCGTCGACATGGACGCCGGCAGGATCGCGAGCAAGGCGCCCGCCGCCTGCTCGTCGATCGACCAGTACCTCGAGCTCCGCGCCGTGGCCGGCCGGGTCACCTACACCGTCGGCGGCGTGCCGATCGTCAGCTACGCGTCGGGCGACGCGCCCGCCGACGTGCTCGAGGCCGCGGTGCAGCTCACCGTCGAGCTCTACCGCCGCAAGGATGCCGCGTTCGGCGTGCTGAACGCGTGGAGCCCGACCGGCGAGGCGCTGCGCATCAGCGGGCAGCAGCTCGCCGGGGTCGCGTCACTGCTCGAGCCGTGGCGCGAGGGATGGGGGATCGCATGACCTCGCCGACCGAGCCCCCGCCGAACGCCCTCGACGACGCCCGCACACTGCTGCACGCCGCCCTCGAGCGCGTGTTCGGCGTCGTCGGCTGGTCGAAAGAGCGGGCGAGCAAGTACCCATCCCTCACCGTCGTCACCCCCGGCGGGTGGGTCGACGCCGCGACCGTGAGCCGGCAGGGGCACGGCGTCATCGCGACGTTCCCGATCGTCATCGCCGTCGACGGCAATGACCGCGGGCAGGTCGCCCGCATCGACGCCGTGACCGCCGCCGGGTGGGAGCTGTTCACCGCGACCACCATGCCGAACGGTTCGCTCGTCGAGCTGCTCACCGCAGGTCCCGACGACATCGACATCGGCGGGCCGACGACACGCGCTGTCACGTTCTCAGCACAGATCACACTCGCCGCCCGTACGCTCTGCCCCGAAGCGCTCACTCGCAGCGACGACACCTCACAGGAGACGCCATGACCCCCCCCGTCGTGTTCCAGATCACCGAGGGGCAGGTCGCCCTCGCCGTCGTCGACCGTCTCGCCGTCGGCTACACCGACTCGTGGATGGCGCCGGGCGGGAAGACCGCCGCGACCGCCGCCCTCGCCGACTACGAGGGGGGCAAGAACTTCGGGTGCCAGATCACGAGCGGCAAGCTCACCGCCTCGAAGCAGTCGACGAACACCGAGACCCCGGCGACGTTCTGCGCCCCGGGCTCGAACACGGCGCAGGCGCAGCTCACGAGCTACGCCCTCGACCTCGAGTTCCTTCAGGACGCCACCGTCCGCGACGGCATCAGCGCGTTCCTGTACGAGAACGACGCCAAGGAAGCGTTTTTCCTGCTGTCCCTGCGCGACGGTGTCGAGCCGCCGCGGGCGGTCGGGCGCATCAACCTGCACGCCGCCGGGTTCGGTGGCGCCCCGCGGGCGAACCTCACCGACACGGTGTCGTTCGACTGCAAGGGCAAGCCCGACATCCTGTTCGGCTCGACCGGCTCGACCCGCCTCATCACGGGCGCGGGCATCGTCACCGACGCGCCCGCCTGATCATGGCGACGCGCACCGTCGGCGAGTTCGCCGCACGTATCGCCACCCTGCCGGGTGCGATCGTCGAGGCGACCCCGCAGGCGGTGCGCGCCGCAGGCGCGGTGCTCGAGCAGGCGGCGCGGACGAACGTGCTCGCCGCGACCGGCGGCGACGCCCGCCTGTCGGGTGCGATGACGATGGGCGCCCGCCGTGGCGGCACCGGGGGGGCGGGCAAGCGGATCGAGCTCGAGCTGCGGGTGCAGGGCACCGGCAGCCGGGCCCGGGCGCTCGTCGTCCCCCGGGGGCCGATCATGCTCGTCGAGGGTCCGACCGCCCGCCACCGGATCCCCCGGAAGTTGCAGGGATACAACTACCACCGGCGTGTCTACAAGCGCCCGGGCGTGTTCATCCCCGGCCGCGGGTTCTTCGCCTCCGTCAACCACCCCGGCACCAAGGGCAAGCGCCCCGTCCGTCGGGCGTTCCAATCACACAGCAGCGAGGCGGCGCAGGTAGGGCTCGCCCTGTTCGCGACCAGCGCACGCCGACACATCACCGGGAGTTGATCGACAGTGGCACGCGAACGCTCATGGATCGTCCGCTTCGAGGGGTTCCCCGAGGCGTCGACGACCGACCTCACGCTCGATGAAGCAGCCCTCGCCGAACAGGTGAGCGGAGTGCCGTACACGATCATGAACCCGCTCGCGTCCGTCAAGGTCGCGAAAGCGCTGCTCGTGCTCGCGCTCAAGCGGGCGAAGATGCGCGACGGCGTGCCCGAGGCCGAGGCCGAGACCGCGGCGCTCAAGGCGGCGAGCTCGGCGACGCTCGAGGTGCTGGCCGGGGCGTTCGAGTTCGTCCCCGGCGAGGTCGACCTGCCGGCCGCAGAGGGGGACGCCAGCCCCCCACGATCGGCGCCTACGTCCGCGACTGGGTGACGTGGGCGGCGTACCGCCTCGGGTGGCCCCCCGACGTGACACGGCGGCAGCGCATCGGTGACCTGCTCGACGTGTACCACGCTTCGATGACTAAGGACGGGTGAGGACGTGGCGGGCAGTCTCGCCGAGCGATTGCAGCTCATCGTCGAGGCGACGGACAACGGTGCCGACACCGTGTTCCGCCGCCTCTCGGGCTCGGCGAAGGACGCCGACACCGCCGCCCGGAAGACCGGAACGAGTATCTCGGCTGCCGCCGACCGGGTCGCACAGGCGCGGGCGAAAGAGGCCGACGCCGCCGGGGCCGTGCGGGTCGCTGAGACGCGACTGAACGAGCTCCGCGAGAAGGGCACCGCCTCGGGGTCACAGCTCGCCCGCGCCGAGGTGGCCGTCGAGAAGGCCCGCCGGGGGCAGCACCTCGCGACGCGTGAGCTCACGCAGGCCACCGACGAGCAGGTGCAGGCGAACGCCGACGTCATCCGCACTCAGGCCGAGGCCGGCGCCGCGAGCCGTCGGATGAACATCGACCTGAAGGGGCTCGCCGCCACCGCGGGGGGGCTCGTCGGCGGGATCAGCCTCGCCGATTGGGCGACCGACGCCGTGTCGGGATTCATCGGCGGCGCCCGGGGCGCGCAGGCGATGGCGACCTCGATGAACGCGACCGTCGAGCAGGCGGGCGCGTTCCTGGGGCTCGTCGGGGCGGTCGGACTCGAGCTCGATGACCTGATCGAGATTCAGGCCGAGTTCGCCGGGAAGACGAAAGACGGGCTCACGCAGCTCGGCACCGAGTTGCAGCACAACGCCGACGGCACGGTGAACTGGACGAGCACGCTCGTCGACACCCTGAGCGAGTTGCAGAAGATCCCCGACGCCACCGAGCGCAACCGGCTCGGGTTCTCGATGTTCGGCGAGGAGGGGTACAAGCAGCTCTCGCGCCTGCTGAACAGCGGCGTCGACGTGAAGGAGGCACTCGAGGCGATCGGGACCCCGTTCACCGAGGACGATGTCGCCCTGTCGCGGGAGTATGACGCCGCGATGCTCGAGTTCAGCATGACCTCGGGGGAGCTCGCCCGCACCCTCGGGCGCGCCGTCGTCCCGGCGATCACGGGGCTCGTCGACGCCGGCCAGACTCTCGCCGACGTGATCGGTGCAGTGCCGGGCCCGATCGCCGCCGCCGCGCTCGCCTCGATCGCGCTCGGGGTCGCACAGCGCCGCACCACCCTCGAGGGCGGACTGTTGGCCGGCTCGCTCGCCCGGGTGACCGCGACCGCGGGCGGGTACACCGCCGCCGCAGGCCGTGCGATCGCCGCGAACGGGCTGCTCGGGGCGTCGTTCGCAGGCGCCCGCGGCGCCGCGTCCGGGATGATGGCGCTCGCCGGGGGACCCCTCGGCGTCGCCCTGATCGGCGCCGGCACCGCCTACTACTTCGTGCAGGAGGGCGCCGAGGCATTCGCCGAGTCGACCGCCGAGGCAGCCCGCGAGAGCGAGGCAGCCCGCAAGAAGTACGGCGACATGGCGGCGAGCTCGAGGGAGCTCGGGCGGCAGCTCGTCGACGAGGCGGGGTACTGGGAACAGGTCGCCGCCGCCCGCAACAGCACCGCGGCCGACGTGGTCGACGACTCGACGTTCCTCGGCGACCCCCTCGGGTTCGGATCTCTCGCCAACGGGTTCGGCGAGAGTGAGGTCGCGGCCGAGGGATTCTCCAAGGGCATCGACGAGGCGAGCGAGGCCCTCGGCGAGTTCGGCGCGCAGGGTGAGACGGCGCAGCTCGCGACCCGGGGGCTCAAGGATCTCATCGCCGAGGGCACCACCGAGGGCCGCGAGTTCGCCGACGCCATCACCGCTGCCGCCGAGGCGCAGGCAGCCGAGACCCGCACCAGCGACCTCGCGACCGCCGCGATCGACGCCTACCGGGCGGTGACCGACGGTGCCGTGCAGTCGACCCTCGACCTCTACAACGCGCAGCTCGGGCAGAACGACGCGCTCATCGGGATGCAGCAGGCCGTGCACGAGGCGAAGGGCACGGTCGACGATCTCGCCACCCCGTGGAATGAGGTCGACGAGGCGACGAACAGGGTGATCGGTTCGGTGCTCAACTACGCCGGCACGGTCGCGGATTCCTACGTCGCGTCGGCGCGGGCGAACGGCGAGATCGTCAACGAAATGCGCGAGGCGCAGCTACGGGCGCAGGGCACGATCGACGCCCTGCGGGGCTCGCTCGATCAGCCCGGACTCACCGACGCCGCCCGGCAGCAGATCACTGACCTGATCACCGACCTCGAGACCGCGAAGGCCCAGGGTGACATCGAGGCGATACTGACCCTCACGGGCGCCGATGAGGCGAAGGGCAAGCTCGACGAGACCACGGGCGACCGCGAGACGACGATCGCCGTCGAGTCCCGCGGCGGGCCCGCGGTGAACGCGTACCTCGACGGGCTCGCCGACGTGGCCCGCTTCGCCCTCATCAGGGTCGAGTCGCGCGGGGGCCCCGCGGTGAAGGCGTACCTCGAGGGGCTCGCCGATGCCCGACGCCTCGCCCTCATCAGGGTCGAGTCCCGCGGGGGTCCGGCGGTCGGCAACTACCTCGACGGGCTCGCCGCGAAGGACCGGCTCGCGATCATCAGGGTCGAGACCCGCGGGGGCCCGGCCGTCGACGCCTACCTCGACCAGCTCGCGAACACCCGCACCGCGGTCATCGAGGCGCGGGGGGCCGGTGCCGGCAGTGTCGGCTCGGGCGCCCCGGCGCACTACGGCGCCCCCACCCTCGCCTCGGCGATGGGCGGGCACGCCGTCGCCCTGCGGACGGTGGAGCTCGACCTCAAGTTGGTCGGCGAGCTCGACCGCCGGCAGGTCGCGAGCGCCGAGCGCGGCCGGGCGCACGTCGCCGACATCAGGGCGTACGAGCGACACAACGGCGACGACTGGCGGAAGCGATGACCGACCCGATCACTCAGATCGTCGTCGGCGGCGAGGGTGCCCCGAACCTCGCCGTCGACGTGCAGCCCGACGACATCGGCGACTCGTTCCTGCTCGACGTGAGCGAGCTCGACGGGCTCGACCTGCTCGGGTGGGGGGCCGCCGACGCCGACGCCGTGTGGCTCAATATCGTGTGTGACGTAACCCGGGTGCACGTCGCCCGCGGCGCGCTCCGGCTGGCCGGTCCACTCACCCGCGCCGACGCCGGAATCGCGACGATCGAGGTGCTCGACGCCGATCGCCGGTTCGACCCGCTCGTGAACGCCGACGCGATCCACACCGGCACGCCGCTACGGGTGCGCGCCTGGGGCGGCGTCGACCCGGCTGCGCCCGAGTGGTCGTCGGTGCTGTTCACCGCCGAGCTCGACGAGCTGCCCGTGTCCTATCCGCGCACTGGCCCGCCACGGGTGACGCTGCGGGCGGTCGACGTGATCGGCGAGCTCGCCGCGTGGCGGTCGGTGGGTCGCGACGACCCGGGCGTCGGCGGCGGCGACAACCTGCTCGAGCGGGCGCAGCGGGTGCTCGCCGAGGTCGGGTCGAGCGCCACGGTGAGCGGCGACAGCGATGCCGCCTATGCCGCCACCCTCGCCCCGAGCCCCCTCGCGGGTGGCTGGCAGGACATCACCGCCGCCGCCGACGCCGAGCTCGGGCGGGTGTGGGTCAACAGCGCGAACCAGCTCGTCGTGCGCGGGCGCGAGTCGCAACTGTCGGGCCCCGTGCGGGGCACCCTGTCGGACTGGCACGGCGAGGCGCCGACCGCGCCGCACTGCTGTTACGAGGCGCTCGACGCCGTGTGCGGGCCCGAGCAGCTCGTGAACCTCGCCATCGCCGCCCGGCGGGTGCCGTCGCCCGCCGACGGGTCGACCCCGCCCGACTCGGCGATCGTCGTCCGCGAGGATGGGGTGAGCCGGGCCCGCTACCGCCGCCGCGCGCTCGAGCGCCGCGACCTCGAGCTCGAGTTCGACTCGCAGCTGGCGCCGTGGGCCGAGTCCGCACTGATCACCTCGAGCACGCCCGAGCTGCGCGTCGACACTCTGAACCCCGCCCCGTGGGGTGCGGGCCCCGAGGCGTGGCAGGCGGTGTGCTCGACCGACATCGGCGACCGCTGGCTGCTGCGGTATCACCCCGAGCTCGGGCCCACCGTCATGCGCACCGTCGGGGTGCTCGGCATCGAGCACGACATCACCCCCGGGTCGTGGTCGATCACGTGGGCGACCGTGCCCGCCCCGACCCCGGGCGCCAACCCGACCGGCTGGTTCGCCCTCGACGTGTCCGACCTCGACTCGGGCGACCTGCTCGCGCCGTTCGGCGGGCCCGTGGGCGCGCTGCCTGTGTGATGCCGCCGGGGTGTGACACCCTGGCACCGATCGACTACTGAGGGCGAGGCACTCGACGCATGGCAGGACTCGGGCACAAGACGTTTACCCGCGAACGGCTCACGTCTGCCGACGTGCAGGGGTACCTGATGGATCAGGTGACGCTGGTCTACCCGTCGGCGTCCGCCCGCCTGGCAGACCTGCCGGCACCCGATGACGGGATGCGCTCGTACCTGCTCGACGTGAAGCGCACCGAGGTCTACGACGCCGCCTCGGGCGCCTGGGTGTGTCGCGAGGCGCTCGGACTCGTCGACCGCGGCGCGATGACGGCGACCGCCGCCACCGACGGCACGACCACCGAGCAGCGCATCATCGGCGTCGTTAACCGGGTGGTCGACCTGATCCCGGGGCGCACGTACCGGGTCGAGTGCAAGGGCCGGGGGAGTTCGGCCGCCGTGCCCGCCCGGGGGGCGCTGAACGTGCGCGCCCGCCGCGGGGGCACCCCTGTGGCTACGGACACGGTGTTGGCCGGGGACGCCAAGGTGTACGGCAACGCGGGCGCCAGTGGCTCTCAGGACTTGTACGCCACCGGGCTATTCGCCGTCACCGTCGCAGGTAGCTACACGTTGAGTCCGTTCCTGGTCACCAGTGCATCGACGCTCAGCCTGGCGCCGGACGCGCGCGGCATCGTCGAGACCGTGATCACCGACGTAGGGCCCGCTTCGCCCGGGCTCATCACCCTGAGTTGAGAGGACCGCACCCCGTGACCCTGACCCGGGACCTGCCCGCCGACGTCGCCGACGCCGACGCAATGACCGCCCTCGACGAGCTGCGCGCCGAGTACGTCGAGGCGGGCGGCGACCACGAGCTCGTGCGGGCGCTGATCGAGAACCTGCCCGACGGCGCCGGGTACCGCCTCACCGTCACCGACGAGGGCGAGTCGTGACCCTGCTCGCGACCGCCCCCGAGCCGGTCGACGCCGGCCACCTGCTACCCGCGGACGATTGGGCCGCGGTCGTGGCCGGCGCCGACGCCCGAGCGGCCGAGCTCGGGCGCCTCGCGATGTTCGAGGGTGATCGACTGCTGTTCGCCATCGTCGACCGCACGATCGCCGCCCGGTCGCACGGCGGCGCGATGAGCGGCGGACCCCGCCTCGGGGTACTGCACAGCGCCGAGACGCCGCTGCGCGCCGGCTACGCCTACTCGATCGCTGCCAACTGGTTCGCGACCAAGGCGACCACCTCGGCGACCGTCATGATCGACCCCGCCGAGACGATCCGGCTACTCCCCGATGACGTGGTCGCGTATCACTGTGGGCCGCGCGCCAACGGGTTCACCGTGGGCGTCGAGCAGGCCGGATACGCACACCTCACCCTCGCCGACTGGACGACCCCCGAGGGGCGCCGGCAGATGCGCCGGGTCGCCGAGTATCTCGTCGACTGCTTCCGACGGTGGGCGCTGCCGCTGCGGTGGGCGACCGACGACGAGATTCGCGCCGCCGCCGCCGGGGGCCCGCGCCGCGGGTGGTGCACCCACGACGACATCAGGCGGGTGCTCGGCGGCACGACGCACACCGACCCCGGCGGCAACTACCCCCGCGCCGAGCTCATGGCCCTCGCCGTCGCGATCGCGAACGGCGCCGACACCCCGGAGGACGACTTGCCCCTCACCCCGACCGACGAGGCACTGATCAAGGAACACGGCTCGCTCGCCGAGGCGATCGCGAGGCGCGTCACGGCGAACGTCGCGACCGCCGAGAACCCGTGGGGGCTCGACGCCCTGCTCAAGCGGCTGATGTCGTTGCAGCGGGCGCTCGCTGCGGCCGACGCGAACGACGCACCACAGGCGCTCGCTGCGGCTGTCGCCCCCCTGATCGCCGATGCGGTCGTCGAGGGCGTGCAGGCGAAGATCGACGGCGGCGGGAGCATCGAGGGCGGCGAGCAGCTCGGCGCGGTCGTCGAGGCCGCGGTGCGCAACGTGTTCGCCGAGCTCGCTACCCCGGCGGCAGACTGATGCCGCCGCGCGACCGGTCGGCACCCCTCAAGCGCGCCGCCAACCCGCAGCGGGTGCTCGACTGGCAGCCGAACCACGACCCCGCCTCGAGGAAGTACGCCGCCGTCGAGCTCGTCGAGGCCCCCCCGACGCATGACGTCATGTGGCGCCCGGGCGTGATTCTTGACCAGGGCCGCGAGGGCTCGTGTGTCGGGCACGCCTGCGTCGCCGAGGTGCTCGCCGCCCCGGTGGCCGGCGAGGTCGACGCCCCCTCGAGCATGGCGGCGCAGTGGTATCACCGGGCGCAGCGTCACGACGAGTGGCCCGGTGAGGGCTACAGCGGCACGAGCGTCAACGCCGGCATGAAGGTCGGGCGCGAGTTCGGGTGGTGGGACTCGTGGCGGTGGGCGTTCGGGGTCGAGGAGATGCGCGCCGCGATCCAGCTCGGGCCACTCGTGCTCGGCATCCCGTGGCACGCCGGCATGTACTCCACCGACGACCGCGGGGTCGTGCGGGTCGGCGGGCAGCAGGTCGGCGGGCACTGCCTGCTCGTCGTCGGCTGGTCGACGGACTACGACGGCGAGGGCCCGGGGTTCTGGTGGGTGAACTCGTGGGGCACCGACTACGGCAACAACGGCGCCGCGTTCGTCCCCGAGGACACCATGCGCACGCTGATCGCGAAGGTCGGCGAGTGCGCGGTGCCGATCGGCCGCAAGGTTGGGCGCTCGCTCGACGAGTAGCCCTCCCCCGCACGACCCGACGCCCTCCGCTGTCTCACTCGACCGGGGGGCGTCGCGGCGCGTCGGCGTGTCGTTGCATGGCGTTCGATGTCGCGCCGTGTCATGATTACCGCATGAGCCGCCCGGTACGCATCGAGTCCACCGCCACCACACGCACCGCCGAGCGCGTCGTCGAGCACTACGTGCGCGGCGCCGTCGATATCCGCTGGGACGACCTCGAGGCGTTCATCGTCGAGGTCGGCGAGCACCCCGACGAGATCGTCGACGAGGTCGTCGCGACCGCCGAGGACATGTCGTTCGAGCTCACCGCCGAGCTGCACACGGCACTCGTCGCCGAGGCCGAGGCGTTCACCCGCGCCGCTCGGCGTCGCGTGTACGCCGAGCAGGCGCGCCGCGCCGGTGAGCTCGCCGTCGCCGAGGTCCGGCGGGAGTCCGCCAACCAGATGCCCGCCGGGACGCGCGTTCGGTTCCGTCGCGGCGCGATGCCGTCCTGTGACGGGCTCACCTTCGTCGTCGTGGGCGAGGCGAAGGCGGACAACACGAGCGGCGGGCGCCTGTACGTATGGCTCGCCGGCGCCGCCGACTCGACGCGCGGTCGCTCCGGCTACGTGGACGTGCTCGAGACCCTCTGACCCCGCCGACGGGCCCCCATGACCCCGGGGCTCGCGAGCGGCAACCGAAAGGAACCCACCGGTGCCAACCCTCACCGCAAAGGAAGCTGCCGAGCGCCTCGGCGTGTCTATCCGGCAGCTCGACCGCTACGACGCCCGTCAGATCACGCACCCCGTGCAGCGCGTGCCGGGCGGGCCCCGCAAGTACGACGCCGACGCGATCGACCGGCTCGCCCGCGAGGGCGCCGCCACGACCGCCTGATCACCTCGCACCGTCACCCCCTGGGAAGGAACCCCGCACCATGAACCGCACCGACACCCTCGAGCTGCCGCGCATCGTCGCGACCAGCTCGGCGCCGCTCGTCACCCTCGCCGCCCCCCCGCGGCGGTGGCTGGCCCTACTGCTCGTCACCCTCGCCATCGGGGCGACGCTCGCCGTCATCGCCGGCCACTCGCTCGCCTACCGCACCGAGACGCCCGTCGTCGTCGAGGTGGGCGACCCCGACCGGCTCGCCGACATCGCCGACCGCGCCGCACAGCTCACCGGCACCGACGCCGGTCTGATCACCGAGCCCGCCCGATGAGCGCCGCGGTCGACGCGATGCGGCGCGATCTCGAAGCCACGGGGCTCGCCGTCGAGGCGATCATCCCGGGTCGCAACGGCGGCGCGCTCGCCGTCACCACCGACCCCTCAAACCCCGCCGTGTGCGTGCTCGCAATAGCAGACCGCGGGGGCGATGTCGCCGCAGTGACCCTCACGCGCGAGCGAGCCGCCGAGCTGCGCGACCGGCTCGGCGCATGGCTCGAGGCGGGCGCGTGATCGCC